GATGGCAAGCCGGGGGATGGGTGCTATCGACCCGTCCAAAATGCCGGGGAAGAAGGTTATCAAGCGCAAAGATAACCCGAACGATGTTGCGCTGTACGCTGAAGGCGGACACGTAAATGAGGCCGGTAATTACACAAAACCCGATCTTCGTAAACGGATTGTGTCCCAAGTTAAAGCGGCTGCTACGCAAGGCACTGGGGCGGGCCAATGGTCTGCTCGCAAAGCTCAGCTTGTCGCTAAGAAGTATAAGGCGGCTGGTGGGGGGTATCGAGATTGAAGCCCCCGCAGCAGTCTCTTAAAGACTGGGGCGACCAGAAGTGGCGCACCAAGAGTGGTAAGCCTTCCAGCAAAACCGGAGAGCGGTATTTGCCGGAAAAGGCGATCAAGAGCTTGAGTCCATCCGAGTACGCCGCGACTACCAAAGCCAAACGCGAGGGTAAGGCGGCAGGTAAACAGTTTGTAGCGCAGCCCAAAACAATCGCAAAGAAAACCGCTAGGTTCAGATAATGACAGTTTCCGGAGTTGCCAACTTTGACATGAACTTCACGGAACTCGCTGAAGAAGCGTTTGAACGTGCAGGTCGTGAGATGCGCTCCGGTTATGACATGCGTACGGCGCGGCGCAGCGCCAATATCATGATGGCTGAGTGGGCCAACCGTGGCCTGAACATGTGGACGATTGAGCAAGGCAGTATCAACCTTGTTCAAGGCACTGCTACATACAACTTACCGGCGGATACGGTAGACCTGTTGGAGCATGTGATCCGTACGGGGTCAGGAAATTCGTCTACTCAGTCAGACCTGACTATCACTCGGATCAGCGTATCAACGTACGCCACAATCCCAAACAAACTTAGCCAAGCGCGTCCGATCCAAGTTTATATCGACCGTAAACAAGCTATCCCGACCGTTACTGTCTGGCCGGTGCCGGATCAAGGTACGGCTTTGGACCCGTATTATATTTTTGTTTACTGGCGGCTGCGCCGGATCGACAACATCAACACGGGTGTCAACACGGCGGATGTGAACTTCCGGTTTCTCCCCTGCCTTACCGCAGGGTTGGCTTACTACATTGCTATGAAGATCCCCGAAGGCGCACAACGCCTTGATATGCTGAAGACTGAATACGAGTATCAGTGGCAGTTGGCCGCTGCTGAAGACCGGGAAAAAGCAGCAGACCGATTTGTACCGCGTCAGTATTATATTGGTAGCAGCTAATGAGCAATCGGTTCGCCTCTGGCAAGAAGGCTATTGCGGAGTGTGACCAGTGCGGGTTCCGTTATAAGCTAAAGGATCTAAAGAAGTTAGTAGTTAAGACAAAACTGGTCAATCTGAAGGTTTGCCCGCAGTGCTGGGTGCCAGATCAGCCGCAATTGCAGCTTGGTATGTATCCGGTCGATGACCCGCAAGCGCTTCGGGAACCCCGTAAAGATCTTAGCTATTACCAATCAGGCACCAACAGCGCTGGGTACTCATCTGAAGGCAGTAGGATTTTTCAGTGGGGGTGGAACCCGGTTGGGGGGTCTAGAGGGTTTGACGACCCGCTAACACCAAACTACTTGGTTGCAACGACGTACGTTGGTACAGTGACGGTCACGACATCATAGGAGTCCAAAATGGACAAAAAGGAAGTTAAAGCTATCGCGGACACGGAAATCCGTGGTCACGAAAAGCGGATGCACCCCGGTGCTAAAAAGATGAAAGCCGGTGGCCCAACCACGGATGACCGCATGAAGTACGGGAAGAATCTGTCCCGTGCCATGAACCAGCGCAGCGGCGCACGGGGGCGATAATGGGCGACTACAGCATGAAGCGCGGCGGCAAAGAAGTTGGTCCCGCGTCAACGTACGCCAAGCCGCACGATATGAAAGGTCGTTCGGTCAGTATTAATGATGCCGGTATCCAAGGCAAAATGCCAACTCGCAAGAACTGGACGCCTCTGGCTGGTGTTGCAATTGGCAACAACGATGAAGTCAAGACCTCCGGTATCAAGATGCGTGGCACTGGCGCAGCTACCAAGGGCACGATGTCCCGGGGTCCGATGGCATGAACTACGCCGATCTGGTCACGTACATTTCTGATGTCACGGAAAATACTTTCGAGACAAGAGATGTAGATTTGTTTATCAAGCTGGCTGAGCAGAAGATCTATAACACGGTCCAACTGCCCAACCTGCGACGGAACGTGACCGGTGTAACGACGGCAAACAACAAATATCTGGCTTGCCCGGATGATTTTTTGTCGGTCTATTCGATGGCGGTTTTTCCCGCAGGGGGGTCTTATACGTTCCTTCTCAACAAGGACGTTAACTTTATCCGTGAAGCGTATCCGAACCCTACAGATACTGGGACTCCCGCGCATTACGCTCTTTTTGGCCCCCAGTCCTCGTTGCGGACAGAGCTGACTTTTATTCTCGGCCCTACTCCCGATGCAATCTATAACGTTGAGTTGCACTATTACTATTACCCAGAATCGATTGTGACCGCTGGAACCACGTGGCTTGGGGATAATTTCGACTCCGCGCTGCTTAACGGTTCACTGGTTGAGGCAATTCGGTTCATGAAAGGCGAGCCAGATCTGGTCAAGCTGTACTCTGATCTGTACGATCAGTCGATGATCCTGCTCAAACAACTGGGTGATGGTAAGGATCGTCAAGATGCGTATCGCAGCGGGCAAGTCCGCAATCAGGTGATCTGATGATTATTCAGACCCAGACAACTAGCTTCAAAGCCGAGTTGTATCAGGCGATCCACAACTTGTTAACAGACACGCTCAAGATTGCGCTGTACACTGGGGATGCCACGCTGACAGAAAGCACGACTGCGTATACAACCGGCAATGAAGTTGTGGGTACGGGCTATACGGCGGGTGGTGTGACCCTCACCGGAGTGACGGTTAATTCTTCCGGGTATACGGCTTACGTCAGCTTTACTAATCCAGTTTGGACTTCCGCCTCATTTACCGCCCGTGCAGCACTGATATACAACTCCAGTAAAGCCAACCGGTCTATCGCCGTGCTGGACTTTGGGGCTGATAAGACAGTTTCCGGCAACACGTTTACTATTGCGCTTCCGGGCAACACTGCGGCGGATGCGTTAATTCGGTCTTCTAACTAAGGATACCCGTGGAAAAAACGTCGGCTTCCGGTCAGTTTCATGTTCTTTGTTATGGCAAAGACGGGAACTTGAAGTGGGAAGAGAAGAACCACAACTTGGTAATGAACGCGGGCCTCCAGTACATGGCGGGGACCGCGTTGGCGGGCAGCACTCAGATTTTATCTTGGTATGTTGGTCTTGTGACAGGACCGGGGTCGGGCATTACGTACGCTGCCGCTGATACAATGGCGAGTCATTCTTGGGTGGAATTTACTGGGTATAGTCAAGCTACCCGCCCCGCTGCCGTTTTCACTGCTGCTACTACGGCTAACCCTTCGGTTGTGACTAACGCGGCGTCTGTTGCCACATATACTGTTACCACCAACGGAACCATTGCTGGTGCGTTTTTAACCAGTGGGAGCGCTAAGAGCGGTACAGCAGGGACGTTGTTTTCAGGCTCAAACTTTGCGAGCGGTGATCGTACGGTCCTTTCTGGCGATACCGTGTTCGTGACCTACATATTTAGCTTAACGGCGACTTAATCATGGCATTTGTTGTTGCTGATCGGGTAAAGGAAACCACTACTACAGTCGGCACAGGGGACGTAGCGTTAGCTGGGGCGGCATTTGGGTTCCGCACTTTTGCCTCTGGTGTTGGGAACAGCAACACCACTTACTACGCAATCGTTAGCCAAACCGCAAATGAGTGGGAAGTTGGCTACGGGACTCTTGACGCTACCAGCGCAAACTTGGCACGGACAACGGTCTTCGCGTCAAGCAATAGCGGCTCATTAGTCACGTTCTCAGCGGGAACGAAAGACGTATTCGTCACGCAGCCCGCTGCGCGGACTCTGGTTCAAGTTAACGGCGGTGCGTCTACTAACGGCATTTTGTACTACACCGGGGCTGGTATTGCTGCGGCAGGGGCGGCACTGACATTTAACGGGACCAATTTTGCAACGACGGGTTCGGCGACAGCAGCAAGTTTCTCAACGGCGGGCGCGGTAGCGGCTGGCACAGTATCGGCGACCACCGTCACGTCGACGGGGGCAACTACAGCAGCAAGCCTAGTTCCTACAGGCAGCACGGTCCCTGCTAACGGGGTTTACTTGCCAGCCGCTAATACAGTAGGTTTTGCCACTAACAGTGCCGGGGTGGTGTACATCAATGCTTCCGGCAACTTGCTGGTTGGCACGGCAACGGACGGGAAAAGACTGACGGTTTCTGATTCGATTGAGTCTACTGCGACCTTTATACGGACCAACAACACGGTAGCCAACAAGAATCTGTTGGACTTTCAAATGCAAAACAGTAGCAATGCTGCTGTTATATATGCTCAGGCTGGTTCTGCCATTAACGTCAATACGGCTGGTGCTGTTAACGGCAGTTTTGTTATCAACACTGCCAATGCTTCAGTAGTTGCGGAAAAAGCTCGGGTTGATAATGCGGGTAACTTGCAGATGCAAGCTGGTGGGCTTATGCCTTACGCCCCGGCTCCAGCGTCAATCAGCACAACAGCAACGCTCACGAACGCAAACATTCAAGCCCAACTCATCAACACAACCGGTACCTCTTATACGGTAACTATGCCGTTAGGTTCGACGCTTGATACTTTGGCAGATTGGTCAACTACAAACATAGCCTACGACTTTGTTATTATCAACACCGCTTCCGGCACTATTACGATGGCTGTAAATACAGGTGTCACTAATATTGGGACGCTAACTGTGCTAACAGGTATTTCTGCCCGGTTCCGTATCCGCAGGACTGCGGCAAGCACTTACGTTTTGTACCGTATCTAAACATGCTTTACGGTGACGGCCCATACAGTTCGCAGCCTTACGCAACTGCAAACCCAGCGACTTATTCGTTGACGGTAGTTGAAGCGGCAGCGGGTACGGACGTACAGCAGAGTCCAATTTGGGTGGATATCCCCACTACGCAGACCCCGGCGTGGACTGATATTCCGACATACTAAAGGCTTGCCATGACAACTTCATACACCCCGCTTCTTGGGCTTGCTCTCCCCGTGCAGGGGGAGTTGTCGGGTACTTGGGGCGATACGGTTAACAACTACATAACAAACTATGTAGATGCGGCGGTTGCCGGGACCCTGACCGTCACTACAGACACCACGCTCACAAAGACCACAAACGCCAGTCTTGGGGCAACATCATCTCAGTACGCCATCATCATTGCGTCTCCGGCGTCAGCCAATATTACGATCACGGCTCCGGCGGCTAGCAAAACTTACGTTGTTATTAACACGTCTAGCGCGTATACAGTTACCTTCAAAGCTACGGGTCAGACGGGTGTTGTGTTAGCGGCGTCAGAGAAAGCCACGCTTGCGTATAACGGTACGGATTTTATAAAAATCTCTATCACTACTACCGCGCCAAACACGTTTGTTGCCACACAATCTTTTACCGGGTCTTCAAGTACGTTAGGCGCGGTTCTTAGCGATACGGCAGAGGTCATTACCGTTTCTGCAACTGCGGCAACGGGGACCATCAATTACGATGTAACCACTCAAGCGGTTTTGTATTACACAACAAACGCCTCCGCAAACTGGACAGTAAATTTTAGGGCTTCAAGCGGCACAAGTTTAAATACACTAATGTCAACCGGCCAAGCAATGACCGTGGTGTTCCTTGTAACGCAAGGCGCAACCGCTTACTACAATAACGTGGTTCAGGTTGATAGCGCTGCTGTGACGCCAAAATACCAAGGCGGAGTTGCTTGGACTTCCGGACAGCCAAGTGGTATTGACTCTTACGTCTATACCATTATAAAGACCGGCAATGCGGCTTTTACGGTATTAGCTTCGCAGACGACATTTAAGTGAGTTTAGTATGCCTTTGCTAAGCACTGCTGGAGCAGCTTCGGCCCGAGGCTACGGGTTGTTTAATTTACAAGGTGGGTATTGGATCGGGCTTCTTGGCACTCCAGCCGAAGGCAATTCCGTAGCGGTTGATTCTGTTGGAAGTGTCTATCTTTGCGGGTTTTCTAACGGGGCAATTGAGACAGTTAAATACAACAGTTCTGGTTTTATTCAGTGGCAAAGAAGTTTAGGTGGGAGTTTTAACCACTATGGGCAAGGTGTAGCAGTAGGCTCTACTGGAAATGTTTATGTTAGTGGGTATTCTTACGATGGTACAAATTACAATATTGAACTAGTAAAATATAATACCGCTGGTGCTATACAATTTCAAAAAAAACTATCAAGCGGTAGCTCCTCTAGTTATGGGAATTCCATAGCATTAGATTCTTCCGAAAATATTTATGTTTGCGGGTATAACAGCACTACCGCAATTCAAATAGTTAAATGTAATTCTTCCGGCGTTATTCAATGGCAAAAAAGTTTAAGCGCGGCTAGCTATAGTATCGGAAAATCAGTAGCGGTAGACGCTTCTGGTAATGTGTATATTTGTGGCGACTCTTACGACGGCGCCGTAGTCAGCGTTCAAATAGCCAAATACGATACGTCCGGCACCATTCAATGGCAGAGAACTTTAACTAACGGAAGTATTAGTAGTTATGGAAATTCAATAGCGTTAGATCCCTCTGGAAACATTTATGTTTGCGGGTCTTCTAACACTGGCTCTAATCCCAATATCATATTAGCAAAATACAACAATTCTGTCGCTCTTTTGTGGCAAAAAAGTTTGGGTACGGGTTCTGATAATTACGGAAACTCAATAACGGCAGACACTTCTGGAAATGTATATATTTGTGGGACTTCCGCCGCTACTGGCACTAATGATTTCCAAATAGCTAAATACAATACCTCCGGTACTATTCAATGGCAGAGGCGGTTAGGTGGAAGTGGAAATGATCTTGGACGGGCTATAACAGTAGATTCATACGGAACCGTTTATGTTTGTGGGTACGCTAACACTTCTACAGCGCTTCTTTTTGCTAAATTGCCCAATGATGGAAGTAGAACCGGAACTTATACTGTGGGTGGATATTCGTTAACGTACGCGGCGAGTTCTTTAACAGATTCAGTTAGCTCTCTAACAAATGCAACAAGCTCTCTAACAGATGCAACTACTGCTTTAACAGGCGCAGCAAGTTCTCTAACAGACGCGGCAAGTTCTCTTACTTCATCAATAACTCAAATATGAGCACGTACATTAAATTATCGACTCTTGAGTTCCCTCGCCACATTGGGGATATTGAGATTGATCCTGCTGGAATGGATGACTACGCGCATGTTGA